GCCCCACCATGTCAGCCAGCCTTTACGTTCAAATGGCTGGTCGAGGTCTTCGCCCCAAGAGCCATACCGATCATTGCTTGGTGCTGGACTTTGCCGGGGTAGTCAGTACGCATGGCCCCATCACCAACGTGCAGCCACCAAAGAAGGCTGGATCAGGCAATGGTGAGCCGCCGGTCAAGGTCTGTGAGGTATGCAACGAGCTGTGTGCTATCTCGGCTCAAAAGTGCCCGGCCTGCGGTACGCCTTTTCCTCCCCCAGTTAAGAAAGATCTGACACTTCACCTGGACGACATCATGGGGGTGCAAGGTCTGGAGATGAATGTACGGGCCTGGGCATGGCGCAAGCACACGAGCAAGGCCAGCGGCAAGGAGATGCTGGCTGTAACGTACTACGGGGGCTTGAGTGAGCCTACTGTGACGGAGTATTTGGCTGTGATGCACGAGGGGTATGCAGGCCAGAAGGCTGCTCTGTTGTTCGTCACTATGGCCAAGAACGCCGGTGTGGATAGCAAGCCGGTGGGCCTAGATGAAGCGGTTGCAGCCATGCGGGATTCCCAGCCGCCGCGGCTGATTGAGTACAAGCGCGAGGGGAAGTTTTTTAAAATACTACGGAGAGAATGGAATGAAACCGAAGCCGCCTCAGTTCCTTATTGACTACCTACAGAACATCCGCGGTGGGCCGCCAAGGTGTTGCCATAGCTGTGACCACTACGACGAGAACGGCAAGTGCGAGAAATTTGACGCAGAACCGCCAGTGGAGTTCTTGGGCACTGAGAACGCCTGTGATGTCTGGTTTGAGGTAGTTCCCTTTTGATCCCCACCGAACATTTTGAGCAGCGCGAACTGGTGATGTGGTTTCGCCAGACCTACCCTGGGGTTAGGATTTTCGCCATCCCTAACGGGGGGGCCAGAAGCATTTCAACAGCCGCCAGATTAAGGGTTGAGGGGGTCTGCGCTGGGGTGCCCGATCTCTTCATCCCAGCATGGGCACTGTGGATTGAGATGAAGCGCCAGAAGGGCGGCTCAGTCAGCGCAGAGCAGAAGGACTGGATTGCATACCTGAAAGGCTTGGATTACGAGGTGCTGGTGTGCAAGGGGGCAGAAGACGCAAAGAACAAGATCAAAAGTTTGCAACAAACTTCTTGACGCTTGCAAAGGATTCCATTACAGTAAACACATCCCAACACAGACACCCGGAGACCCAAATGATCTGTTTCAATGACGCCGAACTCAACGCCCACTACTCTAAGGAAGAGGATATGGATCGCAGACACGAGATTGCTTTGAACGAGCTGGATGGCGAAGCATTGCATCCGCATTGTGATGACTTGGTGGAGTCTTGCCAAGACTACGAAGCTGGTCTGATCACTCTGGAAGAGCTTGGCTTGCATCTGCTACGCGCCCGCAACTCTGCTGTAGAGGCCGCTGTGGAGAGGATGGAATGAGAGAAATCATCTCAGGTATGGATTCATCTGAGGTGAGAGATGTCAGGGCATACAGAATTGATGCCCTGATTGAGCTGCTGCTGGACATCAGCCACGAAAAGAACAACCTTACTCAGAACGCCGGACTTTGGGTCCACGCCCAGAAGTTTTTTGACGATGCACAAGAATGTGATGAAGTTTTGGACACACTAAGATGAAAAGACGCCCTGTTGCAAAAGAAATGATTGAGGCTCTGGTTAACTTTGGCCCAATGACAACATCTGAGCTATGCCGTCACATTGGTGTTGAAAGGCTTAGATCAGGAGCGATTGTTTCCCGTCTGATGAGGAAGTCGCCAAAGAGAAAGAAGCGTATCCACATCTGCGGCTGGACGGAAGACTCAGAAGGAACCCGGCGTTACCTTCGTCCCATCTACAAAGCTGGTGCGGGCCTTGACCAACCCAAGCCGCTGATGTGCTTGCGGATCAAGGAGAACCGAGCACGGTATACGCAAGGCAAGCTGATGAGGGTCAGCAGCATTTGGGGCTTGGCCAAAACAGTGAAAGAGAGATTAGCAGCATGATCGCAGTAACTTGCCGCGGTCTTCAGAAGATCCTGTCCGACCTGGATGAAAAGACAATACTTACGATGCTGGAGGAAGAGTGCAAAACAGAGTTTCCGAGGCTATCAATTGCCTTGCGGCTTCACCAACGCTACACGATGCTGCGGATGAACCGGGAACGTGAGGAAATTGTGAAGGCAATCAAATGAATATTGATCAAACTCTAAACGAACGTGGGGCAAGGTACGGAGAATTCGCAGGCAATGCGAATGTTTCACAGATGCTGAAGCAAACGCTTCACTCTTCTCCGAATTGGGAGGATCTTCCCAACTACATGAAAGAGGCTTTGGAAATGGTCATGCACAAGATAAGCCGACTCTTGAACGGCGACTTCACTTACACCGACAATGTTGTTGACATGCTGGGTTACACACAACTTATGCTGGATGAAATGAACCGGGATTTTCAGGAATGAAAAACCGACGTATTTCAGGAAGGCGCAGAGAAGATGCGACATCCTTTGACCTTCCCACATCTCTTTTGGTGGCCTTAATTGTGATGGCCACCTTGGTGGTGGTTCACTTGTTTACTACTTTGTGACGCCTTGAATCTTCTCGGCTGTGCGGTACGCACCTAGACCCAACATGCCGAAAAGAAGAGGCATCATAGTGCCGATGTCCATCTGCGGAAACTTGATGGGATGCCCGTAAATGTTTGTTATCCATTCCCCGAGCGGTCCGATAACAAACTGCACGGCAAAGCCAGAGCCGCAAACCCAGCCAATAAAAGGCCGCCAGCCTGCGACAAATAAATTAGGATTCGTCGCCTCTGTTTTGTTGATGTCCATCTGCCCGACGATCTGGGCAAGCTCTCCGCTTTGCTGAATCTTGATAAGCTCAAGCCTTGCAACTGATGCCTGCACTGGGTCTGCCCAAACCCGGTCAATGACTTTGCCGCCGATCTCAAGCAATGCAGAAATAGGGTCAAGTGCCATTTAAGACTCCAGTAAGTTTGAAGCAATACGCCGAGCCCATCCCTTGCCAAAGTTAGGCCACACGCTGAGGTCGGTCATGAACATCAATCGAGACCCGTTGAACCGGGCCACAAGGCGCGGGCCAGGCATGGACTGGATTGCTTGCAAGGTCTTTGGGCCAAGGACGCCATCTTCAAACTGCCCCACGGCCTTTTGCAAAGTCTTGATGGCCGTTTTTACGCCTGAGTTCACTGCCATATCAAACAGATCAAACTTGATGGCTTCCGGCACGGTGTCGCAACCTGCTGGCCCCCAGTAGTCTTGGAAGTAGATCCGCTTTGCACGGTCTAGAGTGAGGTTGATGATGTCTTCGCCAGGGTATGCACGTTTGCTGATGCCGTACTTGGTCAGGCCACCACCATCAAAGGGGTTGTTTGACACGCCACCCTCATGGCCGATTAGTCTGACAAAGGCATCATCAAAGCTCATTGCTTGTCTACCTTATGCTCCAGCTTGTCAAAGATCTTGGTCAGCATCCCTTTGATCTCTGAGACATCGTCTTTGTAATCAACCTTGGCCACATAGGTGTGGGGCATAGACCGCACATCTTTGTCCAGCTTCTCAATTGATCGGTAGATGTTGTTCAATGTCCAACCACCAAAGAAGCCAGCCGTGGAGACAGCAATGTTGAATAAGAATTGAGTGTCCATAAATCCTCACTGCTGGCCGGGTTGGTTATTCTGACGAAGCGCGTTTAGCATCATTTGCTGCAATGGTATCGCGTTGCGGGACATAGGAGCCATTGCGTTTGCTACTCTACCTGCGCCATATGCAGCCTCACCCACAAGGCGAGGTGATGTTAAAGCAAGAGCCGGAAGCAATGCCGGATTGGCAACTGAGGCAATGCCACCAGCACCCAAAATGCCTTTTCCAGTTAATGACTTTGGCGCAATGTCTGACAGCAACTGGCCTGCAATAGCTGGACGAACGTTTGTGCCGCCTTGTGCTTCCAACTGGCCAAGCAAAGATTGCTTATATTCACCGGCTGGAGTTGACTTCAAAGTCTGCATGATCTTGTTCAACGCAGTCTCTTTTGAAACCTTGTCACCAGCACCGAGGGCTTTATTAATGTCCCTGATCATGCTTGTTTGAATTTCATACGACTTCATGGCTTCCGCATAACCCGGCACATTGTCAGTGATCGTGCCTTTTACAGAATCAACCATTTGCGAAATGGCTCTTTGCGCTTGCTTTTGTTTATCGCTTTCAGGATAAACATTGTTCAATCTTCTTTTGAGCGCATCAAGATCCACAGCCGTAGGCATAGGATGGTCTACTTTCCATTGATCAATTGCACTCTTTGCTTCTTGGATGACTTTCTGTTCATCAGAACCAATGATTGATTTGCCTGCATGGCTCATTGAATCATCAATCTTCTTTACAGTCTGATCAATCCTTGAGAAGTCCAACGGCGTTGTATCTGCCGCCCATCCGGCTTTAGCGTTGACATAGGCCGCTGAAGTATCTGCTTGGATCTTGGACAATCCTTGCTTGACAGTGTTCAGCACTTCTTCTTGAGGAACCTTCTTGCGAAGATTGTCCAAAAACGAGACTGCCTTGTCTTTACCGGCAATAAACGCTTCCTGAACAGTCGTTGGGGTGACCGCTTTGGCAATAGCTGGGATAGCCTTGCCAGCCGCAGGCAACGCAGCGCCAATGCCAGCGCCCAGAGAAGCATCCTCAGGATTGATAAGGCCCGCTGTAGCCCCACCAGTTACCGCGCCTGCTGCGACCTTTGGAGCAAAGTTGCCAGCACCAAAGCCACCAGTTCTGAGAGCATTGACGAAGGAAGGTGCAACTTTTGCCAAGCCAGCACGGGTTAGGGCATTAGCCATGCCTGCGCCAATGCCGCCTGTTCCTCCAACCTCAGCAACACCCTTGCCTGCTTGATAGCCAAACGACTCTGGATCTGCGCCGACAACATCACGCATGAAGTCATCCATTGCTTGACGACGTTGTGCGTTTTCCTCACCGGACTCAAACGGCCTGATGAGCGTTGCGCCAATGGAACCAGCACCCCTGACAAGTCCACCATAAGTGTTCTGGATCTGTTGCCCCACCTGCCTGAGCTTAGATTGCTCTTCAGGAGCAGCAGCCATTGGCGCAGCTTGACGCTGCTGGGGCATCCCTTCGGCCGGTGGGGCTTCCTGAGCGAGTTTGCTTACATCGTACCCGTTGGCTTGTAGCTTGGCTGTCAAGTCAGCCTTACTCATGCCATCAGGTACGCCCCTGATAACTGTTCCATCTGGCAGACGAACATCCATTATTTGAGGCTCCCAAAATCAACTACACCACCGGCGGCAGGTGCAACATCAGGCGCAACACCCTCGGCTGCCATAGGCTGATTGACAAATTGGTTTTTTCTTGCTTTAAGCAAACGCAACACAACTTCTGCGGCTGCTTTCCTTCGTTTAACTGGAATGTTCTCATTGGCTAGTTGGCCAGAAGCTTCTCTATAAGAAGCAGTATCTTTGTCAGACTGTGGGCCTTCAAAACGAGGGACCATCTTCAAAACAAGATCACCGATTGGCCTCAATTGATCTGCTGCAATTGCCCCAGGAGTTGATCTTCCGAAAAACCCGACTGCTGCATCCGCCAATCTACCGGCCCCGCTTGCTGTAGCTTTCTCAAGAGTCCCCCCCGGCTTGATTGCGTTACCAACTTCAGTAATTGCAAGATCAATGTCTTTAGACATCTGAGCACGTTGTATCTTTGTCTTCTCTGCCAATGGAGACAATTTTGCTTTTACTGGAGCACCTTCAGCACCAGTGACAGGAGTAGCAACTGGAGCGCCACCAGCTTGCATTTTTGAAGGTAAAGCAATGATGTTGCCATTGACATCTGTTTGGTAGGTGACGCCTTGACCAGCAAGTTCTCTCTGCAAATTAATGTTTGCCTGTTGTCCGGGTGCAATTGCTGCTTGCGATTCGCTTCCAGGAACAACTGTCAATTGGTTAGTCAATGGATTGAAAGCTACCATTCTGGTGCCAGTACCAGAGACTTGCTGAAAAATCTGATTCTTGCTGGCATCAAGAAACTTTGCAGTTCCTTCACCCATTTTCAATTTCAATCCATAAATATCTTCAGGTGTCTTGGCATTTTGAATTGCGGCAAGTCCAGAATCTGGCGTCCTACCCATTGCCTTCAGTATTGGCCCAAGCACTTCATCATTAAACATTGCTGAGTGCACCGCTGCAAGTTGAGCAGGACTTTCAGCAGCATCAAGAGCAGATTTATATCTTGCATTGATTTTGCTGATTACATCTTCAGATTTGCCTTGGGTTTCAGTTTTCTCTTTTTTGAGCTTTGCAACAGACTCCAACACGCCCAAGCCAGACTTCCCAAACCTCATTGCATTAGACTGACCTTCTGATGAGTTGAGATCAGGATTGCCAGCCAAATAGTTCCTCAGCCCTTCTTGTTCCTGAAGTCCTCGTGAATACTCTTGAGACTGCATACGCGCAAGCTCATTGGCTTGTTGAGAGCCTTGGATCTGAGCAAATTTGGCGTATGAGTTTAGTGGGGACTCAATTTGAGGCGCTTGATAGCCCAATGCAATTCGTGGATCAATTGGCATAATCAGTCCTTATTCGTAAGATTGTCCGGGCCAACTGATAGGATTGCCATTGGGCTTCTTCAGCATGTTCATATATTGCTGATTCTGATAGGCATTGATGCCTTGACCAATAGCGCCGGATAGTGCATTAGCTCCGCCAATGTAGCCAGAAGCCCGAGCGTTACCCGCCCCCATGTAAGCCTCACCAGCTTGATTGGCGTAGTTCTGACCAGCGGTGCCAACCGTGTTAGCCGCAGTCTGCCCAGCGCCCATCAATGACTGCAATGGGTTTAGTTGGTTAGCCCGGTTGGTCTGGTAGCGGTTAAAAGCATTGGTGTACTCATTAGAAGCCTGATCTTGGCCATAGCGAGTTGTTGCCTTCAAAGCCGCACCGGAGATCAAACCACCTCGTGCAGCCGCCTGCCTATCCAGCGCCTTCAAACCTTCACTCATGCGAAAAGCATAGCCAGGATCTTGCTGGAAGTCCTGCATCCCAAAGTCGCGGGTGTACTTACCAAAGTCAGGAGATTGCTTCTGCGCCTCATAGGCTTGCTGTGCTGCTTGATCTTCAGCTTGAGCAGCCTTGATGGCTTCACTTAGGCCAGCCTCATTAACGGTGTCAGCGACTCTCGGAACCCACCTTTTGACCATAGAGCCATTATCTTGACTGCCCTCCCAAACGTCCTCGTAATACCCGCCACTTTCAGGGCCGGTGCCAGACTTCATATATTGAGACATCAGCGCATTGCGAAGCTCTGCCTCTGAGCGCATCTTTGGCGCAGCACCAGACTGAAGGCCAAGGTACTGAAGCAGTCTGTTTTGGGCAGAAAGACCGGCCTCCCGGAATGGAGCCTGAAGTTCAATGTTTTTGTTGAACATCTCCTTTTGCAACGCGGCTGCTTCACGAGCAGAGTCGGCTTGAGTGTTTGCTGCTTTTCCGCTTGAGTCGCTTCCAATCAAAGCGCCAAGAACGCTTCCACCAACTATTGCCCACGGCATATCAATCTCCTTGGCTCAGTTTCAGAGCTATGTCTTGCACTACTTCGGTATCAGATGACGCAACAAGTACCTCGTCTACCTCATCTTCATCTTTGCAGTCGGTAGCATGAATACAATACCAAACCACATCAGTCAAAGACTTCACACCATGATGTTTTCCTGCCTCAATTGTGAGGCATGTGGGAGCATGGAGGATAGAAGTTTCACCATCAACAATCAATTCAACTGACCCACTGGCCAAGATTGATAGATGGTCATGCAGGTGGGCATGTTGCACCAGCCAGCTACCGGCAGGGATGCGAGTTTCTTTGGCATACACACCAGAGCTGAAGTGGTGTTCAATCACGACACTTCCCGCCCACTGACGCGGATATTGATTGAGGCCGCAGTACCGGCTATTGTGGAGATGAACCCACCGGCATTGAGCACCTGGCCCACCAGCTCAGGGAAGGTGTACACCTCCGCAGCTTGCAGCGTCTTCGTCTTGGTAATCAAGTTCTGATTGCCAGCGGTATCGCCATTGGTCACCAAGTTCACACTGATCGTTGCAGCCGTTGCGCTGTAGTTCGTCGCAGTAAACTTATCAATAATGGTGGTGACGTTGGTTGCAGTGTACTGCGTTGTCTGTGAGGCCGCTGCAATGATGGCAGGGACTAGGTTCTTTACGGTGACGGCCATTTTGATGCCCCTGCGTTATGGTTTGAAAAACGATTGCCTAAACGGCATCCAGACAGCCGTGAACGGCTCAATGTTCTGTGCTGTCAGCACCAGCTTGTTGCCGTTTACAAAATAGAACTCAGTCGGCTGGAAGTTCTCTTTTTGCAGTGCGTGTGCCACGAGCACTGCCACCAGGCCGTTCTGGTCATCGCGCGTTGCACTGCACATCACGCCGTCGAACTCAATGCCGGTCAGCTTGGGGTCTGGTGGGGGTGGGGGGTCGGCTGGCAATGGGGTGTTGCCTTCTGCAAGCCATTCAAGGTACTTTTGGTAGTCTGAATTGGCTTCGTCAAAGGGAATGAAGGCATTGTCTGCAAGGCGAACAACGGAATCAGAGTTGGTTAGTTTGTACATTTTTAAAGCTCCGCAAGAAGGCCCGCAGTTCTGTATAAAGTAAAGTTGCCGGTTGTTGTTACTTGCCCCGTTACACGAGTACTTGAGGACGTATGTGGCAATATGGCGGGAGTAGTCATATTGGTTGATCCTGCGTCAGTGTCCCCTACCACTGTTGGGGCTGATCGCATATTGACAAGCAGGTTATATCTAAAATCTAATGGTGTTCCCGTTGCACCATATCCGGTTGCGCCAATGTTTTGCATGACTTGGTAGTACCTCTGACACAACGCCAACTCCATGCCGATAGGGCGGAAGTCAAATGGCGTGGCTGTTGCGCCTTTTTCAATCTGGACGCCCGTCAAGTAGAACGTAGCCCCTGCGGTTGAAATCAAAGAGACTGAGCCTGCTGTACGACGCAAATCATTCGTTGCAGTACCTGTCTGCCAACTTCCTGCGGTTGTGTTGTGGTTGGAACCGGAACCAAGATCAAAAACGACCGTTAGCCCAGCCGCGTTCGTGTTCGCTGCCCATGTGCCTGCCGTATCTCCGGGAATCATCAGTGTTTTATATTCCCACGTATTAGCCACGTTTACCGTATACGTGGTTAGATAACCTTTTTTTGCTGTTCCAACAAGAAAATTGTTAATTGATACCGCATACGTACCCGTAACGCTAGAACGAACCCAAAAAGACACCGTTACTGTTGCTGCCGATGCCGTTCCAAAGTTCAAATCGCCTACATTGTACGCTTCAATTAATTGGAGTATTTGGTACACATCTGAGACTGCGGGTGAGACGGCTGTAGTAATTGTATGAAGTAAACTAGAAGCAAACCCGGCTGGAGCGGTTGTGACTTGTTGCGCGGAATACCGACCAGACCCGGTGTAGTTATCCGCCCATCTGTCTATGTTATATCCGTTGGAATTAGTCACAACTGCCCCATTGTTGCGCTGGTCAATCCGCATATCCCCGTTGATGATGCGGTTGTGAATACCGGTCTCAGCGCCGGATGTGGTGCTGTTGACGTTATCCACGCTCCAAATAAGCACATCGGTTGCGCTGTACAAGGCCAACTTGTAAACTTCTGAACCCAACCAAACACCCGCCTCACCACGCGAGTCAAGAATAATAGGGTTAGTGTTGGCCGAAACTTGGGTCGCGTCCGTGTAGGAAGCTAACGGGGTGGTCGTACCTGCCGCGTAGCTGTATAGCTTGCCGCCAACCAACGGATTGCCATTGGCATCAAAGAATTGCAGCTTAGGGGATGGACTAAGGATGGCCATATTTAACCTGTTGTGATGTTTTTACCAAGCCGGGATATAGCGAGTCGTACCGGCATCGTTAATGGCGATCCACTTTGTCGGATTGCCAGCAGCAGGAGAATTCAGAAGCGAACCAGCAGCAACACCAGCGCCATTCGTCAAAGCCGTCTTGGTGCCAATCAAAGTAGCCCCACCTGCCAACACAGCAGTGCCACCAGTAATAGAAACATTATCGGCGTTTTGAGCAGACATGGTGCCCAGTTCTGTTCTGGGTGATAAATCATCAAACTGGACAGTCTGCACCTGAGTCGGGCTTACGTCATCTGGCAACACCGTTGGGGCAGCAACTGGCGTAACTGACAACTGACTCAGCAGGGCAATGATGTTGTCAGTTTGGTCAGAAACATTGGGGGTGATCTGTAAATCAGCATTGCTTGTGTCGGTCGTCCCGCTGCCCGTCAATTGGAACAAGTTCAGCAGGAATCGATACCACTCACGCGAGATTAGCCCGGTGCGTTCATCAATGAACGGCACTCGCTGTGGTGGGATATTGGTGATGTTAGGCATTTGTGCCTGCCGCAGACAGCTCTGCGCCGAGAATCTCAACCTTCACCGGGTCGGTGCCGGAGATCTCATACACCCGGTCGCGCAGCTTCAAGGTCATGCCAAGCCTGCGCCAATACACACGCTTCTTGTAGTCCCCATAGGCACCCGTGCTTTGCCAGTGTTCATTGGACCAAGTGTGGCCGCCGTCATCTGACCAGCGAAGCATGATCTGAGGCTGACTGTTTATCGCCATCAATCCAGGATCAAAGAACGCGCCAGTCTCGCAGTCCAACTGCAAGCTGTGGTGAGCAGTACGCTTTAAGGTGTTCTGACCCGAGGGAATAGCTCTCCATGAGCGCAGCCACTTTTGAATGTTGCCACCATCGGCAAACACTTCCATGTCAAACGCATAGATGTCGGCAGTCTCAAAGTCGCCAACAATGATCTCGTTGTTAAACGCCGCTTGGCAATTGCTGCGGTGCCTGGTGAATGAGCCACTGTCAAA